ATATTACCAAAATCAATTGGAATGAGGTGAAAGAAAAGTATGGATCAGTTGACATTGTCATTGGAGGAAGTCCATGTCAATCGTTCTCAATCGCAGGAGGAAGGGAGTCTCTTGATGGAGAGTCGCGACTCATGTTTGAGTATATTAGAGCGGTTGACGAACTCCGACCAAAATGGTTTGTTTGGGAAAATGTACCAGGAGCACTCTCTGCCAAAGGACCGCAAGGCGAGAAAGGCGGAGCTTTCCAAACCTTGCTCACAGCCATGGCTGAACTCGGGTATGGTCTCGCATGGCGAGTGCTGGACGCTCAATACTTCGGAGTGGCCCAAAGACGCAGACGTTTGTTTCTTGTCGGATGTCTTGGAGACGCAGAACGTGCCGGAGAGGTTTTATTTGAGCAAGGCTGCCTGTCAAGGGATACTAAACCGAGCAGAGAGGCGAGGTAAGAAACTCCCCGATCAACTTAAAGCTGCTCTAGAAGAGGTTGTCTATGGCCAATAACAATGCAAGTATGTACGAAAATCACCCAATGGACAGCCGAGTTACTGGTCCACTTGATGTCGCGCCAACCGTATCGAAATACTACGGAACAGGCGGTGGAAATGTACCAATTGTTCTCCATGGCAACAATCATCAGATTGTAACGCCAAACGGAGAAGATGCACTTCCAATGACGCACACAACAGATGACTTTAAGCAGCAAATCGACAATCAATCAGTAGGGGGTGGCTACTTATACTTGTGCCGAGCGAGTTACTCAGCAAACGCTGAAATGTATGAAAATCTCTCACCCTGCATAACCGCCAGGAATTATAAAGACGGGCCTGTAGTCATTGTCAGGAGGTCAAGAAATGGCTGATTTTAGAAGCGGATATGCTTGGAATAACGCTGGCTCTTACACCTTAAAACTCCGACATACTGGGTCCGAGAACATTGGTGGTGGGCAAGGAGCAATGGTTACAACTGAGTTGTCATGCACGATTGCGACAAATCAAGACCAATATATATTCGTAAAAAAACCGCCCATTAAGAGCGGTTCATGTCATCGCGAATAAGCTTAATTATGTACTCGGATTTTCGTTGCTTTGAGTTAATATACTCGTAAACGTCACGGTCTTTTGGAAAAATGTTGATTTTGATTTGCTTAACTTTTTCTGTTTTGTATTTTGTATTAGCTTTACGTTGTGATGTTGTTTCTGACAATATTACCACCTCCAAGGCCAATCCTGACCAATTGCATACAGCTTTACATTTGGCATTTCGCTAACCTCATTTGCGACACACCAAAAGCAATCATCTTCACCATAGGTTTCGATAAAGCCATCGGTGTTGGCATCGTACTCGACAAGTGCATATGACTCAGGAACACCATTATCGTATTCGTCAACGAGTTTGCGCTGGTTCTCGATAATTTGTTGAGCCTGCTCAATTGTAAACATAGGAATTTCGATTTCAAAACCAGTCAGCTCATCGGTGGTTACGATATAGCAATCTACATCGTATAAATCCATCATGCTAATGGTGGCCTTCCTAATCATTTCTTTTCCTTTCTCGTAACTTCTGATATTTGTAAGTATAGTAGTACTACTATAATTTGTAAAGAGATTATTTAAAAAATTTTCATGCATCATCAAATAATTAGCTAAAAGGAGGTGATGTTGTATGAGCGAATACATTGTTCGAAGACTCATGCCGATTGAATGTGAACGCCTGCAAGGGTTCCCCGATGGATACACAGACATTGGCAAGGTTCGCAAGTTGAAAGATGGAACTATTGTTGTTGACAAACAACAAGATACGCCAGACTCACCCAGGTATAAGGCATTAGGAAATTCGTTCGCTGTACCGGTAGTTAGGTGGATTGGTGAAAGGATTATGGAAGTTGAAAGGGAAGAAACATGCCAGTAACTTATGGACCTAATTGGCACTATATTAAGCCAAGCGAACAACCAACAACAATCGAGTGTGACATCTGTCACAAGATGGTTGACGTAAGCACAACTCACGTTGAAAACAAGAAGAAGCGCGGTATTGGCAATTGGTACAAATTGAAGATTTGCGAAGATTGTCACCAAGAGATTGAACGTAAGAAGTATAGCCAAACAAAGCACTATGACGTTCCATTCTCAAACGCTGACAGTCCACATGAATTGAAGAAATGCAGCTGTTGTGGAGATATCAAGCCAGTAGCTGATTTCCGTTGCCTCAGGAGACATAACGATGTTGGTGATTACTACTACGTAACAACAAAGTGTAAGAAGTGCTACAACGAAGCATACAGCATGCACAAAGCACATAACGTAGAGCAGCCATTCAAAGAAGAAATCAAAGAATGTAGCAAATGCGGTCAGATGCTTCCAATTGACAGCTTCTACAAGACAGGTGATATCTACTACATGAACACCTGCAAGGAATGCTACAACCAGCAATCAGCTATTACGCGCAGGGAACGCATCAAGAAGAACCCTAATTATGAACGTGAACGCTATATGCGAAAGAAGGCGATGAAAGATGGATAACGAATTGAAGCCATGTCCGTTTTGCGGCAGTCCAGCAAAGATGGAAAGCGATGAAGAAGAATGGGGCTTTGCTGTTAGTTGCTCAAACACTGATTGCCCTGTTGACGCTACAACTTATGCACGTTCTACAGCAGAAGAAGCCACTGAAGCATGGAACACTCGCGCTGAACGTACATGCAAAGACAAGGCAGAAGCGGCATTGATTGATGGCTTTCTCTGCTCTGAATGCGGTTGTTGTCTAACTGCTGAACAATTCTATTGTGGCGAATTGAACTATTGTCCAAACTGTGGCGCGAAGGTGGTTGAACAGATGGAGAAAGAAAAGGCTTTGAAAGTTATCTACAGCCTTGCACTAAACGGATATGAAGTCACTCTTACAAAAAACAACGAACGCTTTGGTGTTTGCTTCTCAACGAACGAGCCTATATCAATCGACATACTTGGTGTTCTATGCCAGCATGAGTTTGGCATGACATGCAAAGAATGTGGAGCGAAGGTTGGTGAAGTAGATGAGTGATTGTTCATATGTTAAATGCGATGGGTGTGGTTCTGTTATGCCTGACCCACGAGAAGAGAGCTGGCATCGAATGCACGTTGCAGAATGGGTTGAGGTTATCAAGTATGACAACAATGAGGGCGAAAACGTAACGCTCGATTTCTGCAAAGATTGCTGGAACAAGATGTTGAAGGCGGTTGAATAGATGTCCGAATACATTGTTAGTTGTTCACGTGACTTGCCCAAAGAATGCGTTGATTGTTCACCATGTTTGCGATTTGGTTGTGAACATGTAAGCGTTCAGACCGCTAGACCACGCGAAGAAATCATCAGGTGCAAGGATTGCCAGCACTGCTATCCATTTCTTCTTGGTGGCTAGTTCTGCGCAACGGTTAAGAAATTCGATGACACAACTCCTGACGGCTTTTGCGCTTGGGGTGAGAAGCGCAATGGTTAACTTGATGGCAGGCTTCATTATTGGTGCGTTGTTTGGGATTGTTCTCATGGCGTTGTTAAGGGTGATGAAATGATGGAAGACGAGAAGTACAAAGCATTGGTTGCAGAGAAGTGGAGTGATCATGTGCTTCACATTCCACAAGAGGTTGAGAAGTACAAGGATATCAACAACACTCTTATCGAGATGCGTGACGGTATCAAGAGTCCAAAGCTCAATGAAGATGTAGTTGCGTTCTCTCGCAATACCAATGGTGATGATGCAATGTTTAATCATGCGTTTGGTGATGAAGCAACGATTGAAGAGAATGCAAAGATAATCAATGAGCTGATGGCAGAGCGCAAGGATTACTTGATTACTTGCTCAAAGCTTGAAAGTCCATTGTGCGAGCTGCTATCTCATAGGTATGTTAGGCGTGAAACATGGGATGAAGTAGCATCCATGATTGGCTACTCAAACCAACACAGCAGGGAACACTTGAAGAACAAGGCGTTACTTGCATTGTATGACGTTATCCCTGATGTGTATTTGTCTAAGTTTAATACACCATAATACATTCAAGGAGAGTACTATTAGACTGCGAAAGAACTCATGGGAAACCTCCTTTCTTTTCCAATACATCTCTCCTTTCGGTCTTTCTTTCGTAGCACGAGCCACCTTCGGGTGGCTCAACTTTTATGCGGGGGAAACAATGCCAGGAAGCAATGACAAGCGACTTAATTACAGAGATCGTGAACGCATACGCAAGCGACTTAAAGCAATGCGTGAGCCATGCGCTATTTGCGGTGAAGAGATTGATTACGACATGCCGCAATGGTGGATAGACCCAAAGGACGGAAAGAAAAAGAAGCATCCTCTTTCGTTCGAGTATGACCACATCGAACCGCTATCGGTATCAGGTGACAACTCATGGAGCAACGCTCAAGTTGCGCACAGGATATGCAACCAGAAGAAGGGTGACGGAAGGCGTACTAGACGAGCTGTAATCCAATCTAAAGCACAAAAACTACCCGATGTAGTTACGAGTCGAGATTGGTGATTAACGCGCCCAGGGGGGTCTTTTAGAGGGTACGCATCAACAGCCCGTGGGCATAGGCAATATATCCCTCCAGCATTATTTCCACATCGAAAGGAGTTGAAAAAGGATGGAAGAACCAAGCAACAACTTGTCTGACGCAATAGCAAGTGGCGATGAATTGCGCATCCTAAAAGCAACTCGTGACATCGTTGCGGAGCAAATGCAATCAAGCGTTAGTGGTCGAGATATTGCCGCGCTTTCAAAGCAAATGCAGGAGTTGACTGAAAAGATTGCTCAACTCGAAAAACAGCAAGGCACGAAGCGAAAGCAAAGCGCATTGGAAAAGGCAAGGAAACAGGTAAAGCATGGCGGGTAATCAAAAACCGCGCATCCATGTTTGCCCTAAATATACAAATAGCCTTGGCGATGTAGCGTATGAAATGATGGACTCATATGGCTTAACACTTGACCAATGGCAGCATGAAATACAAAACGATTGGCTGGCATTTGGGAAAGATGGCAAGTATGCGTCAAGCATGTGTGGTCTTTCAGTGCCACGACAGAATGGCAAAACTGCAAACGTCAAAGCGCGTTGCATTGTTGGCATATGTGTTCTCAATGAACAGATACTTTATACAGCGCACGAGGTAAAGACAGCGCGAAAGACATTTGATGAACTAGCAACAATGTTTGATGAAAATGGTGCTTATCCTGAATTGGCAGCACAAGTTGATTACATCAGACGTGCAAACGGTCAGGAGGAAATAAAGCTACGCGACTGGCAAGACGATGACGGGGGATGGCAGACTGGTGGACGTATAATCTTCTCTGCTAGATCTCGCGGTGCTTCGCGTGGCTTTACTTAACTTGTGACGTTTTGATTTGCGATGAAGCACAGGAGTTAACCGATGAGCAGATGGCTGCTCTTATGCCAGTTATTTCTTCCGGTGCTAATCAAAACCCACAAACCATTTTGATTGGTACGCCTCCAAGCCCGACATGCACAGCAGAGGTGTTTGCTTCAACGCGAAAGAAGGCATTGTCAAGCGTTGGCGGTCACATATGTTGGCACGAGTGGAGCGTTGAGAAGATTGGCGATGTGACAGACTGGTCACGAGTTGAAGATACAAATCCCGCGCTCGATGTCCGCTTGATGCGCTCTGCTGTTGAAGCAGAAATGTCAGCAATGGCACCTGACTACTTTGCCAGGGAAAGACTTGGCTGGTGGTCAGAACAATCAGTCGATGCTGTAATCGACAAAGACTTATGGAATAAATGCGCTACAGACTCACCTCCAGTTGGGGGTGTTCTTGTTTATGCGGTCAAGTTCTCTGCTGATGGCTCAACGGGTTCATTGGCTGTATGCCTAAAGCCTGACGATGGAAAACAACACGTTGAACTCATTGCTAACAGAAACATGAACAGCGGACTTACGTGGTTTGCTGATTGGCTTGACGCTAGAAAAGATAAAGCCGCACAGATTGTTGTTGATGGTATGGCAAACGCGCAACCGCTCATTGATGAGTTACTTAGGCGCGGCATTAACAAGAAAGCGATTATTAAGCCAAAGGCATCAGATATGGCAACGGCTTGCTCATGTTTCTATGACGCAATCAAAAGCGAAAAGGTTACGCATTTTAACCAGGAGCAACTAAACGATAGCGCACTAAAAGCAAAGAAGCGCACGATTGGTTCCGATGGTGGTTGGGCATTCGCTGACAACAAGTGTGATGCAACCATGATTGAAGCTGCTGCGCTTGCATATTGGGGCGCGTTAAACACTAAACGAAAACCACAACGTAAACAAAGGGTGGGATTTTAATTGGGTTACACAGATATTGACTTTGGCGGCATTCAAAATGCCGAAGGTTTGACAGCGGAAGAAAGCAAAATGCTATCG